CTATGAACCTTATCGCCAGGTGAGACAGGAGGCCATGACCTATATTGGGCAGGCAGTGGCTAAAAATTTTCAAGGTCGGGGGAATATTTGGCAGTGGCCCGGTGTTATGATTGGTTAGTCCTGCCAATCGGGGGACAATTAACTTATATCGTCTAAGGAGATATATTATGCACGTTGCTACCTATACACCAACTTCTGCCAATGCCTGGGTTGATAACCTACATAGCCGGGGGGTTGGATACGCCTATCAGTTCAATATGCTTCAAGAAATTCTAAAGAAAGCTAATTCTGAGAAGTATCCTCCATATAACATTAGAGCTATCACCAAGGATCATTACATTGTTGAGGTCGCTCTAGCTGGATTCAATAAAGATGCAATTACAGTTGAGGTCCAGGATCAAGTATTAAAAATCTCGGGGGAGGGTATCAATACAACTCTCTCACCTAGTGAATTTGACTATGTACACCAGGGGATCGCTCGTAGGGACTTTGAGCACGTCTTTCCTCTAGCTGAGTACGTAGATGTCACTGAGGCAGAGTTTTCAGACGGTATGCTTACTGTCACTCTTCGTAGAGAGCTTCCTGAGGAGAAAAAGCCTAAAATCATAGCAATTAAGTAATCTGTACTGACACAGAGGCCTCCCTACCACTGGTACGGGAGGTCTTTGTCTATGGTATGCTTTACGGGCATCCAAACGAGAGGGCTTTACATTGACTACACTTGTGGCTATACAGGGAAACGGATGGTCAGTCATAGGGTGTGATTCGCGGGCATCAGATGAAGATGGTCGTTTTATGGAACTTGCAACATCAAAGGTCATAGATAACAACGGCGTATTGATAGCTGTCTCTGGTGCATCTCGTGGTGGAAACATTACACAGTTCGGATGGAAACCTCCTAAGCCACGTGCAGGAGAAGATCTAGATGTATTCATGACTAAGAAGTTCATCCCTAGCATGCGTAAGGCATTCCAAGATGCAGGCTTTGAAGGTAAAGAAGATGGCGATGCAGCATGGCAAGACTCTAATCTTATCGTCTCAGTAAGAGGAACTCTCTACCCGATCTTTAATGATTACTCTTGGGATAGAGAAGCCCGTAATGTCTACTATGCTGGATCTGGTGGAGATATTGCACTCGGAGCCTTAGAAGCCCTAGATTATTCAAAAGCTAAGACGCCCGCAGCTGCTGAAAAGATTTTACGTCGTGCAATTGAAGCGGCGTGTAAGCATGACATCTATTCAGGTGGAGAGATTCATACCTTCGTACAAGAAGCGTAAGTACAAAAAGCCCCCCAAAAAAGCCCGCGTTTGAACGACTATATCTCTGCAAATCTGGGAGCATTCGTTATATGGAGCTGAGCAGTCAACAAATTAATTATTTGAGAAAAAGTGCCGGCATGCTCTGGGTCGGCGGAGTTCTGGTCCCCACATATTCTTTCTGGGGAGGCGGCGGATATTTAACAACTGCACAGTCAAATAGTTCCCAAAACAACAACGATGCCAAAGGAGATCCCAGTGCCCCAACTACAGGAGACGCCGCAGCAGGTGGAGATGCCTCAACCGGAGCTATCGCCTCGTTGTGACGGCTGCTCTGCTAGGGCGCTAATTAAATGCGATTTGCCTTTTGGCCCCCTTTATTTCTGCCAACACCACTACAATAAGCACGCCCTTGCCCTTACAGGCCAAGGTGGAGTTGCTAAACTTCTTACGTATTAACACTTAAAGTTAGGATATCTCTACGTGCCAATCGGAAAAGGCGGCTTTCAGCCGGTAGAAGCCAGTGCGAAGTCGGGCAATATTCTCGGCCGTTTAGGTCAAATGGCGATGGGGATGACTCGCGCAAAACAAAATATGGAGCTATTTAATTATCAAGCCGACCGTAGAGATGAAAGCACGCTAAAGCGTTACGCAGCTGAGACAGCGTCTAAAGTTATTGATCGTAAAACAGAATTTGATTTAGCAAATAAACATATCTTGACTCACGGCAGCGATATGGTTAAGGATGAAAGAACCGGTAAGCCTAAAAGGGTTACACGTAGAAATGTTACGGCGGGCCGTTATAGCACCGGAGAGCCAGATAATACTCCAACTTATGGAGATCAGTTAATTAAAAACACCGAGCTTAAAAGAGAAATGGCTGCAACTAAACTTGAAGCAGCAAGACTTAGGGCAGAAGCTGCTAAAAACTCTAAACCTAAAAAGACTGCAGCTAAAAAAACTACTGCTAGTAAGCCTCGCGTAAAAAAGAGTGCTGCTAAAGCGCCAAGTGGTAAAGCACCCGCAACACCAAAAGCTCCAGGAACCCCTAATAATCCAGCATTAACTAAAATGAAAAACTCCGGAAAGGTTGTATTCTAATGGCGCGTACCGGCAATAGAGTAATGAAACAGAAGACTGAAAAAGCTAAGGTCTATAGTCGTGAATCTCGTAAAGCGCGTGAGATTGGTCTTTCTACACCAGAAGAGTATCGTAAGAGTGCTGTTAATATTACGGAGCGCCCAAAGAAGTCAGAACGTGAAGCACAAGAAGCAGCAGATGCTGCAAGTCGTGCTAAGCACGTAGATCGAATTAAGGGCGATGAAGCGCCACTAGCACCACTAAAGCTAGAAGCTAAAGATAGAGAACTATCTGGCAGCGCTGGACATCAGGATGTAACGCCTGCGGTAAAGAAAGGCGCACAACGTAGATTATCTGAGCGTTCTTTGGGTATGGGACTTTCTCGAGTTAGCAAAAGCGGCGCTATTCAACCACTTATTGGTGATGATAAAAAAGTTGCGTTAAATGATCTTGCTATAAATGATAAGCGCCTAGTTAAAGAATCTAGTAAGCGTGCTCAAGTTAAAGAAGAAAAAGAGACTCAAGCTCGCGCTGATGTACCAAAGTCAGTAAGAGAACGACGTACAGCTAAACGCACAGCCTCGGCTAAAGCAAAGATTGAGGCCGCTAAAACTGTACCAGTAGTTCCGCTTCCAGAAGCTCAAGCAAAGCCGGTATCTAAACCTAACACAGGTAAGAAAGTTGATGGTAAGTGGGTTCGTACTGATGGCCCGTCACAAATGCCTGGTGAAGGTAAAGCTGGAATTCTTAACATTGCAGATATTGCTAGAACCGCAGGAGATACCTCTCCTGGACGACGTAGGCGGATTGAACGTAAAGCTCGTTACAACGCTATGCGAGCTTTAGAACCTAATGCAACTAAGGGATACAAAGCAGCTGCAAAGGGCGGAGAAAGAACTTCTAACGTTCTTAATGCAAGAGCTGAAGAAAGCAGCAAAAAAACAGACACGCTTGCTAGAGAAAAAGCTGCCCGTATTGATGCTAATAAAGACGCATTAAAGGGTAGCATGCTTAAGCGTGCTGAAAAAATTACTGATCCAACTGAAAAATCAGCTGTTATTGATAAAGCCGAATCTATTATTCGTGAGCCTAAGAAGGCAGATAAGAAACTTAAGAGTGGAACCGTTGTACGCGGAGAGCGTCCAGGACCAACTGTTTCTGTAACAAGAGCAGATGAGCGCGATTTAACTAAGTCTTACACGCGAGAGGTTCCTAAGGGCGCAGCTCGTGTAGGTGAGGCGGTATCTGCAATGGATTACCCAATTAAGATGACTCGTGCAGGAGAAATATCTGCACAGCCTGATCGCCCTAAAGAAACCCCATTTGGTGTTATGGCTTCTCACGAAGACCGTATGCATGCGCTAACTAAGTTCATACGCGTACCTGTTGAGGGTAAAGAAGGCGGTTCTGATCTAGAACCTCACCACCTTAGAAGCTTTTTAAAGACTAAGGCACAAGCAGCTGGCGTTAGGTACAATGAGAGAGATGCTGTAGCTGCCGTATTTGAGGCAAGACACAAGAATCCCGAAATGTTTAGAAAGATTAGCAGCGAAGCTATTGCTCACAGAACAAAGAGAATAGGTCAAGTTACTGAACAACGCGAGCGCGGAGCTGCAAAGGCTAAAGAACAACGAGCTTTGGCTAGTGAAGGTCGTGGAGGAAAGAGGCGCGCCCCTAGAGCAGTTCGAGTTATATCTAATGTAGCCAACAAGTTTACTGAGGTAAACAGCGATGGCAGCCAGAAGCCGTAAAAAACGTCCACCAGTTAGTGATCTAGCCAAAAAGACCACCAATCTTGGTGACGTAAAGTGGCACAAGGATGAGCAAGTTCATTCTTGGACTTGTGATAACTGCGGTGAGACTGTGAAGGCTGCGCCTGACAGATACAATAAACGCTTATCTTTGAGTCAATTCTCTATGGAGAATAACACAAAGGTTATTTGGGGCAAGGCGATGGACCACGTTCGACGCAATTGCGCCCCTGAACCAAGACCGGCATATCGAAAGGACCTAGATTAGTGGCAACTAAAACTAAAAAGAAATCTGCCGCTTGGACCCGTAAAGAGGGGCAGAACGAAAACGGCGGTCTAAACGCTAAAGGACGCGCATCATATAAGCGTGAAACTGGTGGAACACTAAAGCCACCTGTAAAAAAAGAAGAAGCAGCTAAATCTAAGAAGTCTGCTGCTCGTCGTAAGTCTTACTGCGCTAGATCAGCTGGGCAAGCTAAGATGTTTCCTAAAGCAGCTAAAGACCCTAATAGCCGCCTAAATAAAGCACGCAGAGCTTGGGACTGCTAATGCCTAAGATTAAAGCTGGTGGTGCAGACCACGTAGTTAAGAAAAATAAAAAGGGTGAGATAATTGTGGATCATGCTGCCAGCGCTAAGGCTGGTAAGTATGACAAGATCAATCTAACTAAGAAAGCTGGGGCTAAGACAGTCAAAGAGGGCGTCAAGGCAACTAAAGACTGGCACAAGAAGAACCCCCATAAGAAGGGCAAATAATGGCTACCAAGAAGAAAGCTTTCTGGGACAAGAAAGATCCAAAACCAGAATCTACAAGTAAACTAACCAAATCGCAGAAAGCGTCTGCAAAGGCAAAAGCTAAGGCCGCTGGTCGTCCTTACCCAAACCTTGTTGATAATGCTGCTGCTTCGAGAAAGAAGAAAAAATAATATGTGCGTAGCATGCGGATGTGGTAAGAAAAAAGGCGAGCCAGGTTTTGGTAAGGGCCCAAAGGCAAAGAAGACTGCAAAGAAAATGTCTCCAAAGCAGAAGAAGCTTGATGTAGACAAAGACGGCAAGCTAGAAGGATCTGACTTCGCTGCCCTACGGAAGAAGAAAAAGTAATGTGCGCCACCTGTGGCTGTGGTAAGCCAAAAGATAAGCACGGCATGAAAACTCTAGCTGCTGCTAATAAGAAGTTTGATAAGAAAGCGTCTTCAAAAGCTCCTGCTAAGAAGGCCACTATGAACAGAAAGAAGGGTATGTAATGGCTACACCATCATTTATGAAGGGCAAGTATACAAAGTCTAAGGACGAAAAAATGGATGCCCGCCTTCTTAAACGAGCAGCTTTTGGTAAGGAAGATAAAAAAGCTTTTGAAAAAGCCGACAAAGCTCACGGCAAGAAGAAGAAGCCAGCCACAATTGCAGAAGACCGTAAAAAGGATGACGCAATTATTAAAAAAATTAAATCTAAGGAAAAAGCCCACGAAGCCAAAGAAGGAAAAAAGGGCGAAAAGGCTGAGGACAAGCGGGAAAAGAAAAAGAAGAAGTAATGTCTGAGACAAAGAAGTTTGGTCCGTATAAGGGGTCCGCTGCTAATGGCGGACGCCCTATATACGTCTACAAGAAAAAGGTAGGCGGTAAGTGGGTCACGACTTCTAAGAACAAAGCTAGAGCTGACTACGAGGCAAAAAACGGTAAACTTAAGTCTAAGGACACCACGGTGGACCATAAAGACAATAACCATAATAATGACTCCAAGGGCAACCTACGAGCCATATCTCGCAGCAAGAACACTGCTAAAGAGAATAAACGCCGAGCCGGCAAGAAAGAGAACGAGAAATGAAAACCAACCCATCATCAAACGTAAGAAACCGTAAACTTGAGGCCCAAGAGGCCGATGAATACGGTTTTCCCGCAAATGGTGACTGGAGCGCTCTAGAGGCTCAGGCGCGGCAAGAAATGTCTAAGAACAAAGATAACATTGAAAAAGGCCGTACAAGTGGTAGCGACCACCTAACCCGCCCCTGGGACAGCGTTGACTCAAACACCCCCAACTTGTACCCAACGGGTAAGAAGTCGCGTAGCTAGTTAAGCCGTACTTAAATTAAAAAAATCGGGATACTACAACCTACGCCCCGATCAGGCGGAATTACACCTCTCTAGAGAAAAAGGACATAATGTCAAGCTATAACTTACCAGCAGCTATTGGATCTGACAACGCTACGGGCGCAGAGTCTGTAGCAATTGCAGCACAACCAGCCGGAGTTAACAACAACGGTAATGCTACCGATTCCGCAGGAAACCTTCGTGTAGATTTTGTATGGGGATCTCGCCCAGCTCAGCCAAATGACGAGCGTGCCGATGGAACCCCAACAGCTACAGAAACATACGGCGGCTCACAAAACGGCCAGTGGACAAATAAGAGCACTGTTGCTAGCGCACGCCTAAACCCAGACTTAAACAACCACTCAGATATTGAAGCAGAGTGGGCTAACTTCCCTTCATTCGTAGAAGCAGCAGGTAACTACATGGTTACAGCAGCTTCAGGTAACGGAACAACTGTTACATACACATCACAAAACGAACTTTCAGCTGGCGATGTAGTAAACATTACCGGCCTTACAGCTTCTGCTTATAACCTCTCAGCAGCAACAGTTGCTTCAGCAGATAAGCTAAAGTTCACCGTAACTAACTCAGCTAACGCTGGCCTTATTACAGGACAGTGGTACGGTAAGGTAGAGAAGACAACAGCTCGTTCAGCAGCTGATGGTGCTGGAATTCCTTACATCGTAGTACCTAACGTACTCGGCGAAACAACAGCACTAGCTCTTGACGAGCTTAAGGATGCTGGTTACGAAGCAGCTAATATCACAACAGCTACAGCAGCTACAAACGCAGCTAAGACTGTTACCGCAGCAGCTCGTGCTTCAGGCTCTAACCTCCTTGTATTCACTGCTTCAGGTGCAGGCGCTGCATACGGCGTAGGTACTAAGGTAACTGTTTCAGCATTTGCTGGCGGAGATGCGGCCCTTAACGGAACATACACCGTTGTTGATAACGCAACTAACACATTTACAGTAGCAACTACTGCAACAACCGCAGTTTCTCTATCAGCTCAAACTGCTTCAGTTGTGGGTGTTGCTGGAACAATCAGAACACAGTCAGTTGCAGCAGGAACAGCAAATGTTCTTTCAACAGCTACAATTACAATTACACCTTGGGCAGCAGCTTCATAAGCTTCTCAACACAAACAAAAACCCCCCGGCTAATAACCGGGGGGTTTTTTATGTTAATCCTATAATTTAGGGAATTCTTCAAAGAACTCCGCGTATCGTGAACCATTGTTCTTTCCAGGATATATTTTCCAAGAAGACCAGTTGCTTCCCCCATTTGTCATGTAGTAGGCAATCTGGGCATTTTTTACCGGATCAAACAACTCCAAGTCACTTTTAAGTTCAAACTTCTCTCTCCTATCAGTACCTAAGCTACCAAGCATATTTATCTGGAAAATCCCGTAAGAGTTGTCTCCAGTGCTGGTATCTCCATTGTGGGCCTTTGGACGCCCATTAGACTCTTTTTTAGCAACCGCCCAAGCGATCCTAAGTGCTTGACCTTCAAATCCTACTTGGCTTAGCAGGTCCTTCAGGTCGGTATCAGAGAGCTCTGTAGCCCCCCTGTATAGATCTAACCCCGTTTTTACTGGGGTAGCTGCCGTTACTGTAGACCCATCTGATTCAGCTGCTAAAGCTGGAGGGATCCACGGAAGTGCGGCGCATATTACTAGTATTCCAATTTTCTGTTTTGCATTAAAATTCACACTATCTCCTAGGCTAGAAGGCCAGTTCTTACCCTATGTGACTGTCACCCACATAAAGCAATCCGGCCTATGTCTGCCGGATTCGTACTGCAACCCTTTTGTTACGTAGTTAGTGATGGCCCAGTTGCCTGAGCCATGGATATACCGTAGCAGTAACTACAGGGGGTCTGCAACCAGGAATGTGCGGTAAACTTATATTTCATTGAAAGGCGGTAAAATATGGCAAAATGCGTAATTTGTGGTAATGAAGCCCAATTTAAGTTTAATAATCCTGGAGCAGAGGTTCAATACTTCTGCATAGACAACTTGCCTTGGTTTGTAAACACCAGCTTTCTACCCCCACACGTAGAAGTTTTAAATAAGCCAAAACCTACGGGAGGATCTAAAAATGAGAGTCGAAAGAATAGCGACAAGACAGATACATCCAGTTCCGAACAAAGTGCACCAGCCTCGGGGCCCCTTCCCACCGGAAGTACTGGCGGAGCCGAAGATAGTGTGGGACTACCAGAGACAGCCTGAAGACGGCGGGGATGACATCCCTGTTGAAGGTACAGCCCAAAATAACTTTAAAGCAACAAAATGGTTTAGATGCAACGATTGCTCTACCCTTGTTTCTGAAGCACAGCTAGAAACACATACCTGCGAGGAGTAGCCTTATATGTCTGAGTCTTTAGCGGAGCAATACCGAAAAATCATGGAGGCTGAATTAAGCCGAGGATCGCGTTTAGGTGCATCTGACCAAGCTAGAGCAGAACAGATATCTAGAAATAAGCTTGTATCTAGATCCGTAGAGTCAGACATAGTAAAAGATAGGCAGTATTTAAGAGAAGCAGATGAAGTTTTTGGCACAACTCAACCGGGCATGCCCAACAACCTTGTAGATTACAGGTACGATCTTAGACAATACTATGGGGATTCAGGTAATTTACTTGAGCCTGAAGATGCAGATTTATATGGAATTGCAGACTTTAGTGGGCCAGATATTGAAACCCCTACCGCAACCAGTAATCCAGATAGACCGAGAACTGTAGCTGCTGCTTATGACAAGAAAAGAAAAGTTTTAACTATAGTTTTTAGCACGGGCGTAATTTACAACTACTATGACGTAGAAGATGGCGAGTGGGTAGATTTTAAGGGCCTCTCTAGTAAGTGGGAATACATTAAGAATGTGTTAGATAACAAACCTAGGGGTTATGCCGACAGGTCACAAATACCTTCCCAGCTACAGTATGTGGCATATAAGTCTTATAGAACAGCACAAATTGGCAAAGCAGTTAGAAGGAAAAAATAATGGCAAAGACTAAGGATCTTGGAATGTTCTACTGGCATGGAATTACCTATTCTTTTAAACCTAAAGAACTAGTTGAAAAAGCTGAGACTCAAGAAATTGAGCATCCGTTTAGGCACGGCCGGGGAATTGCACTTCGCCTACCCCTAAGCAAAAAGGGCCTAGTTGTTGGTAAGTGGAGCAAAACTGGGTTTACTGAAGGCGAAGCCTTAACTTACGCTATAAATGGACGAAGCTTGACTAAAGATGAGGTAGACTGGGACAATATTAGACTTGGGGCAGCGAATGATTCAGATAAAGTTCAGTAAGAAAAAGTCAGCAAAGCGTGAGCTAACTCGCATACAGAAGCGCATACAGCTATTAAGTAACGAAGACTTACTTGCTTGGGCTGAAACGTCTATCTATGACATAGCCAGAAATATATCTTCCTGGAAAAAGCAAAAGAATGGCTTTTATCTAGATGAGGCTAAATTGGCCGCAGAAGTACTTTTTGAAGCATTAGAAGTAGTACATCGGAGAGAGAATGTCAAATGATGAGCTGTACGTACCTACTGAGCTCGCTGACGAGTATATAGAGGATTTTCTTGACGAAGAGGGTGAGGACGAACTTGAAGAGTTTGAAGAAGAGCAAGAAGATGAAGAAGATGACGATCAGTATTCTCATAGTGATGCTAGCAACGATTTTACTCCCCTTAGCGACGAAGACCTTGAAAACGAAGATGATGGGTTGGATGAGCTCTCTAGAGAATTCGTTACATCACTTGTAGACAAAATCATGTCTTTTATGAAGTTGTTGGTCGGACACGATCTGCACCCATATCAGAAGCCATTAGCTAGAAGAATTATTGAGTCCGTAATTATTAATGACGGCGAAGAGATAACCGCCTTAGCTTCACGTCAGTCTGGAAAGTCTGAGACTGTTGCGGATACCGTGGCTACTTTGATGGTCATATTACCTAGACTAGCTAAGATGTACCCCGATCTTTTAGGTAAGTTTGGTGATGGAATTTGGGTGGGTATGTTTGCCCCCGTTCAAGCGCAGGCGGAAACTTTGTATTCAAGAACTGTATCTAGACTTACAAGCGAGCACGCTTTAGATATTTTGGGTGATCCGGAAATTGACGACTTTACTGCAAAAAGCCCGGGTGTTACTAGAAACATTAAATTAAAGAACTCAGGCTCTACCCTGATGATGATGACAGCAAACCCAAGAGCTAAGATTGAATCTAAGTCTTTCCACCTCATGATTATTGATGAGTGCCAAGAAGCTGACGACTTTATCGTAGCTAAATCTATCTCCCCTATGGGAGCGTATTACAACGCCACCATGGTAAAAACTGGCACCCCAACTAATACCAAGAATAACTTTTATCGTGCTATACAGCTAAACAAGCGTAGGCAGACCGGTCGTAACGGAAAGCAGAATCATTTTCAATGGGACTGGAAAGACGTAGCTAAGTTCAACGCTAACTATGAAAAGTTTATCCGTAAAGAGATGCTTCGAGTTGGTGAGGAGTCTGATGAATTTCAGATGTCTTACAACTGCAAATGGTTGCTAGAACGGGGAATGTTTGTAACTTCCACGGTTATGGATGATTTAGGGGATACCTCTCAAGAAGTTCAAAAGTCATACCATATGTCCCCAGTTGTAGTAGGTATTGACCCTGCTCGTAAAATGGACTCTACGGTTGTTACAGTTGTGTGGGTTGACTGGGATCGACCTGATGAATTTGGGTATTACGACCATCGAATCTTAAACTGGCTAGAAATCCAGGGCGACGACTGGGAAGAACAGTATTTTCAAATCGTAAACTTCTTAGGAAACTATGACGTATATGCGGTAGCCGTAGATGCTAATGGCGTTGGTGATGCCGTAGCTCAACGACTAAAAATGCTGCTTCCTAGAGCCGAGGTTATATCCGTAACTTCCAGCCCTACAGAACAGTCTAAGCGTTGGAAGCATATGCAAGCCCTAATTCAACGACAACTGATCTCTTGGCCAGCTCACGCTAAAACTAGACGACTCCGTATCTGGAAGCGGTTTTACCAACAGATGGTGGATGCCGAAGTTCAGTATAAAGGCCCTAACTTTTTGGTAGCTGCCCCAGACGAGGCCCACGCCCACGATGACTTTGTAGACTCCCTGGCCCTGGCCTGTTCTCTAACGCAAGAATTAGTTATGCCTACTGTAGAAGTAAGCTCATCCCCGTTTTTTAAGTAAATCTATATCCGTTTAGGGAAACAAAACCTTAATTTAGGTGGAGACTATTCCCGAGGACCTCAATCCACACCTATAGGAGAAAAAACATGGCAGAATCAACAATTGCGCCTAACCCAGGATTCCCTGAAAGAGTCGGTGCTTCTTACGAGCGTAAGATGTCACCAGCTTCTGCGGGACTTCGCGGACCACTTCGTTTCGAAGAGGGCGTTGCAACAGACACTGATGTTCCACAAGAATTTCAGAATGGAATTAATCAGGGGTATAACACCCCAGCTGGTCGTCCGAACCACAATGAGGCTGTACACACAAAGCCAGCCGAAGAGACTATGAGCGAGCGTGCTCACGTCGGTTCAGCAGCCTGGGTAGAAGCACCTACATACATCTCAGAGTACGAAAACGGTAATTTCCAAGATTACGCGGAAGCAAGCTTTGAGGAAGTGTTCCGTACAGGATCACGCTACCAACGTGCTAACCCGGCTCGAGTTAACGACTAAGTAAGATACACTTAGGTGGGTACCCGACTTTGTACCCCTTCTCCGAAGTCGGGCACCCCCTTATCTTTATTTAGGAGCTTAAATGGCTAAAGTTGCTGAAAACCAAAAATTGTGGAACAGCATAATGCGTCAAGCAAAAAGTAAGTATCCGCCAAGAAGCCCTATGGCTACAACATCATTTGCAGCTAACAAGTGGGCATCAGAAGAATATTCTAGACAGGGTGGACAATGGGTATCTTCGAAGTCAGAAGTACCAACTAAATTTAGAGATGTAAAAACTGAAGAACAAAAAAAGAAAAAAGCTAAGATTGCAAAAATCAAACGAGATAAGAAAAATGAAGGGTTAGTTTAATACATGAGTATTGATTTTAGTCCTCCGAGTTATAGGGCAGCGTCGTCTGACTTAACTATCTCCATTTCACCACTAGGTCTCGTAGAACTCGCAGATGAAGAGTTTGAAGTCCACGGCCCACGACTAAATCGTTATTCATTAAACTGGGCAATGTACCTAGGCCATCACTGGCCATACCGACGTGAGCTTGGTGAAGCTCAAATGGTTTATAACTATTACCGAGCATTTACAGATTATTTAATTAACTTTACTTTTGGTCGCGGCGCAACATTCCGTAGCCCACACGCAACAGAAGCTATCATTCCAGACATTCTAAAACGAGTGTGGGAAACAGACAATGACAAGAACGGCGTGCTCTGGGAAATGGGCCAGCAAGGCGGAGTATCAGGAGACTGCTTTGTTAAAGTAGCTTATGAAGAAGCATATGAAGATCCATCAGGACGTAAGCATCCTGGACGAGTAAGAATTCTACCATTAAACGCATCTTTTTGCTTTCCTGAGTTCCACCCACACGATCGATCTAGACTTATTCGTTTTAAGCTTAAGTACCGTTTTTGGGGAACATCCTTAGAAGGAACTCGCCAGGTATATACCTATACTGAAATTCTTACCGATGATCGTATTGAAGAATACATTAACGATGAGCTTATTGACTCTCGACCAAACCCAATTGGCCTAGTACCAATCATTCATATTCCAAACGTAAGAGTATCCGGATCCCCATGGGGGCTTTCTGATTGTCACGACTTAATTGTTCTTAATCGTAATTATAACGAAGTAGCTACAGATATAGCAGACATCATTAACTACCATGCGGCACCCGTTACAGTTATCACCGGTGCTAAGGCCTCTTCCCTTGAAAAAGGTCCGAAGAAGGTCTGGGGCGGGCTACCAAAAGACGCTCAAGTCTTTAATCTAGAAGGCGGAGGCGCAGGACTTGACGGCGCAATGCGTTATCTAGAAATGATCAAAAGAGCTATGCATGAAATGATTGGAATCCCAGAAACAGCTTTGGGTCAAATCCAACCTATTTCTAATACTTCAGGAACAGCACTAGCGATTCAATTCCAGCCTTTGATGAACCGCTACCAACAGAAGATTGTTCAATATGGTGAAGGACTTCGTCGAATTAACGAACTAGTCCTTCTTACGATCTCCCTAAAAGAACCTGAACTACTTACCTACAACCCAGATGTTAACGGCCCTATTCGTGGGGATCAGTACCCAGTTCTTAATCCGGATGATGCAATGACCTATGAGAGCATTGTTCACTTCCCACAACCTCTTCCACTAGACAAGCTCATCGTGCTAAACGAGATCCAAACTAAGATGTCTATGAACCTAGAAAGCCGTCAAGGTGCTTTAAGAACCCTTGGTGAAGAATTCCCTGCTGAAAAGCTTGAGGAAATTCGTGTAGAGCTTATTGAGGACGCCAAGTCAGACGGCGCATTGAACCTCTATAAGTCCCAAATAAACGCAGCTATTGCATCTCTAACAGGACTCCTGCCTGATGGTGGGGGAGAGCTCCCACCTGGGGCGGATACTGGCGATGGAACTGGCCCAGGACCTACTGGTCAACCTGGAATAGTAACCCCATTCGAGGCTCAAACAATTGAGCAGATGCAGACAGAACTCGTCACCAAAGCCTATGGAACTAAACTTCCATCTCGAAAAGGCGTAGATGACGATAACAAATACCCTGGAGCAGGGTAATCCAGTTTAGGCTGACAAACCAAGCAATATTTGTCAGGCTATACACACTAAAAAAATCCGCAGGTCATCGTGGCATTAATTCGGACAACGACCTCTTACACCTAAGGAATAATCATGTCAGAAACAACCGAAATAGTTGGTTCAGCAATTGCGCAGGAAGCTTTCTTGCAAGATGTGCCAGCACCAACAGAAAACCTCGTTACACCCATCCAATCGCAGTCTCCTAAATCTTATTCGGAAGAAGATCTAAAAAAGGTACGTGAGCAAGAGAAATCGAAGCTCTACCCTCAAATAGATTCTCTAAAGGAAGAACTTACTGTTCTGAAGAAGGAGCGCGAAGAACGACTCGCAGAAGCTGACAGACTTCGTGCAGAGCAAGAAGCTGAAAACCGTAAAAAGGCAGAGGCTGAGATGGATGTCCGTCAACTTCTTGAAACTAAAGAAAAAGAGTGGGCGGAGAAACTAGAAGCTGAACGTTTAGAGCGTGAAAAGGCTTTTCTCCTTCTTGAGCGTGAACGTCAATACTCAGAATTAAATGAGTATCGAAACACACGCATCTCACAAGAACAGGATAATATTCTTCCTGAGTTACTTGATCTTATTTCAGGTAACAACTCTGAGGAGATTGAAGCTAGCATTTCAGGCCTTAAGGAGCGATCAAATCGTATTCTTGACTCTACACAGGCAGCTACGCAAAGTTTGCGTAGAGAGATGGCGGGGACAAGAACTACGTTGCCTCCAACTCTAGAAACAAGTGCAGATCAACAACAGTTTACGGCAGAACAAATTGCCAATATGTCTGTTGCTGAGTATGCGAAATATCGCGGAAAGTTGCTCGGAAACGCAGCAGCTAGCAGTGGCAAGGGAATTTTCGGGTAGTAATACCACAATCTATTCATCAATGACTAAGGAGTAACACCAACATGGCATCAGCCGTAACCGGTACCGGCAATTTAGCCGCGGCCCCAACAGCGTACTCTGGCGCTAATAGCCAGCTTACACAAGCAATTCAGACCATCTGGTCAAAGGAAATCCTTTTCCAGTCAATGCCAATTCTTCGCTTCGAACAGTTCGCTGTTAAGAAGACAGAACTCGGTGTTGCACCTGGTCTACAGATTAACTTTATGCGTTACAACAACCTCGGCTTCGCGGGTTCACTCGTTGAAGGTGTTCGTATGTCAACTAACGCCCTAACAGCTCAACAGTTCTCAATCACAGTTGCAGAGCACGGCTATGCAATTGCTGTATCTGAGCTTCTATTGAACGCTTCATTCGATGACGTAATGGCATCAGCCTCACGTCTCCTAGGCCGCAACATGGCCCTTTATCTAGATGGTCAGGCTCGTGACACACTCATGGCCGCATCTTCAGTTATCTACGGCTACGACCGCTCAGGTCTTTCAGCTGCTAATGACTGGTACGGAACAGGTACAGCAGGCACAAACCGTGCATCTCTAACAGGTGCATTTGATCTTACAACTGGCGTTGTTAAGGATGCAGTAGAAACACTTGCAACCAAGAACATCCCTCGCCTAGGTGAGACATATGTTGCTTTCATTCACCCACACCAAAGCCGTAAGCTTCGTGACAATCCAGAATTCATTGAAGTTACAAAGTACGCAGCTCCAGGTAACTTCATGCTTGGTGAAATTGGTCGTCTATACGACACAGTATTCATCGAGACAACACAGATTCAAAAGGTAACAAACGGTGCAGGTTCAGGCTACTCAGCTGATACAGCTGTAGCAGCAGGATCAATCGTTTACCCAACTGGTGGAGGATACACATCACCAGTAACAAAGACAGGTAACGGTAACAAGGACCGCTATACAGCTATCTTCATTGGAGATAACGCATTCGGTCACGCAATCTCTCTTCCAGTCGAACTCCGCGATGGCGGTATTCTTGACTTCGGACGTGAGCACGCGCTTGCTTGGTATGCTATTTACGGTCTTGGTCTTATTACAGATCAGTCTGTAGTTCTAGCAGAAACAAACTAATTTAACCCGTTAGGGGGCTGGGCCTAAAAATCCAGCCCCCCAACACAAACTTACAGGAGAATAATAATCGTGGCAAAAGCAAAAGTAACCGACGTCACTGGACGTCAGCGTGAAGAACAGATTAGACTTAACGCAGATGCGCTGGCAGAACGCGCAAATGAAATGTCAATGGCTACAGCAGCGGCTGCAGCTAAGATGGAAACAGAAGTTCTTGATTTGACAGTTAAGGGCGAAGCAACAGTAATTGATGAGGTTGAAAGCGTAGGCGTAGACCTAGCTGATGACGCTCAGGTAATTCGAGTTGCAGAAGATTTAGATTTTGTAACGATTGGCGTAGGAAATCACTTTTCCTTCAAAGCTGGTCAAAAGTACAAAGTAGCAAAGCATGTAGCTGTACATCTCCAAGAAAAGGGATATTTGTACGATCGCATGTAAAGAAGCGCTAATAGATCGCCCGCTTCGACAGAGCTGCCCTCATGTCGGGGCGGGCCCTTTTTTACCGTGACTTATCCTATAACTTGTTAGATGATAGGTTTTGAAACTTAGTTGGAGGATTAGTGGCAAACATTCAGACCCTATCTGCTCGACTTAGAGCAGAAATCGGGGATATCGGAAAATCTTTTGAGGAACAGTTTACCGGCGACGGCGTAACAAAAAGATTTCAACTTAGCCACTCCCCAATTAAAGGAATATCTCTACGAGTATACGTAAACGGAGTAAACGTATCTACCGCGGTATCCGTAGAGGAAGTTAACGGCCTATTTCAACTAAACGCCACCCCCGCAAGCGGAGCTATTATTAAAGTCTCTGGAGTAACTTATAAGTATTTTACAGACACTGAAATTCAATACTACGTAACTTCTGCTTTTTACGAGCACTCATACAACAGCACAGATAGCAATGGAAGCCTAGCTACGCTTCCTACCCTCCCCTTGGTTGAGGAATATCCACTAGTACTTCTAGCGTCTTCTATGGCCCTATATACGCTGGCTACTGACGCTGCTTTTGATATTGACATTATTTCTCCTGACGGAGTTTCCATACCTAGATCAGAGCGTTTTAGGCAGCTGATGGAGATTGTTTCTTCTCGTAAGGAACAATACCGAGAACTCTGCACCTTACTAGGTGTAGGTATGTACCGAATTGAAGTTCTTACTCTGCGCCGAATTAGTCGTAGAACTAATAAGTACGTACCTGTCTACAGACCACAAGAAATTGATGATGGTTCTATTCCACAAAGAGTTCGTCTTCCTAAGCCTAACTACTGGGATACCACCCCTCCAGGACCTGCTGCAACTAAAGATCTTGTTATGAAAGCTGGAGACTCTTTCTCAATTACATTTACTTTTGATGAGGATCTAACTAACTACACGCCGCTTTCTCAAATTCGCTTGTACCCACAAATACCTGGAAATCAAGTAGGCCCACTTCTTTTGGCTACATTTACAATTACTAAGGGTAGATCTGTTGTTGGCGGCATTTTAGACCAAATTACTTTGTCTTTACCAAGCACGGTTACAGATGATCTTCCAAGAACTACTTATTGGGATCTGCAATTAACTCGCCCTTCTGATGGCGTAACTCGTACATACTTGGAAGGAAAGATATATACTAAGCCCCAGGTAACAACTACCAATGGAGATTTCAGTGTCTGATACACCTAATTTAATTGGAAATCCTTCCGACAATAATGACCCTAGCGTTTTTCTTTTAGGGGAAATTGCCGAAGCTGAAAGAGGCCCTACAGGACCACAGGGAGAAACTGGCCCTAGAGGAGCTACAGGACCTACTGGAGCAACCGGCGCATCTGTAACCGGAGCAACTGGTCCAACTGGTGCTGGTGCAACAGGTGCTACTGGTCCTCGAGGTTTAACAGGAGACCTTGGACCTACAGGTGTTACAGGTCCAACAGGTCCGCAAGGAACTCGCGGAGCTACTGGTGATACGGGACCTACTGGAGCGGCAAGTACAGTTCCAGGACCAGCGGGTGCTACAGGTCCTGAAGGACCTAGAGGTACTCGTGGAGAAACTGGTGCGACGGGTGCTACAGGAGCACAAGGAGCTACGGGATCAACAGGTGCAACAGGATCTACTGGTGCGCCATCAACAGTGCCTGGACCTACCGGACCAACTGGAAACGTTGGGGCTACTGGCGCTACTGGCGCAACCGGAGAGGCTGGACCTACGGGTGCAACAGGTACTCAAGGAATTCGCGGCGCTACTGGCGCTACTGGACCATCAGGAGATACTGGACCTATTGGTGTAGCCGGACCTACTGGTGCTACCGGAACAGCTGGTGTAGCTGGACCTGCAGGTGTTACCGGTCCTCGTGGAGATGTTGGACCAACCGGTGTTACTGGACCGACTGGATCTACCGGTTCAACAGGACCAAGCGGTCCTGAAGGTCCTAGAGGACTTGCTGGTGTTACTGGACCAACTGGAGCAACGGGTTCAACCGGAGCGGCTTCTACAGTTCCTGGTCCTACTGGACCTACTGGTGCTAAGGGTGATCAAGGCGTATCAATTAGGTACCAAGGAACTCTTGCTAATACAGGATTACTTTCAACAATAACAAACCCACAAATTAATGATGCGTACTTTATTGGGCGCGATCTTTATGTTTGGGAAGGTTATGAATGGGATAACGTAGGACAAATTGTAGGCCCAACTGGATCTACAGGCCCAACTGGTGCTACAGGACCACAAGGTGTTTCTATAACACTTAAGGGATCTAAGGCAAACACAGCAGCACTTCCACCAACAGGTAACTCGATAAACGATGCCTGGATTGTTGATGCTGACGGTGATATTTATGTTTGGAACGGAACAGCTTGGTATAGCGCCGGACAAATTGTTGGTCCAACAGGCGCCACAGGTGCAACTGGAGCTACAGGTGCAACTGGATCTACTGGACAATCTATAACTGGTGCTACGGGCGCAACTGGTGCTACGGGTGCTGACTCAACTGTTGTAGGCCCTACGGGAGCCACAGGTTCCACAGGTGCGACAGGTGCAACAGGTGCTGCTGGAACTAACGGAACTAACGGTGCTACTGGCGCCACGGGTGCAACTGGTGCCACTGGTGCACAAGGTACTGGCGTAACAATTCTTGGTACATACGCAACTTTAGGAGAACTTCAAACAGCGCATCCAACAGGAAATCCGGGCGATGGATATTTAATTTCCGGTTCTCTTTATGTTTGGTCTGCAACAACATCTGCATGGGTAAATGTTGGAAGCATTCAAGGACCTGCTGGAACTAACGGCGCAACTGGCGCAACGGGAGCTACCGGCGCAACAGGAACTAATGGGGCAACAGGTTCAACAGGGCCTACCGGAGCTACTGGCGCTACGGGAGCTGACTCTACTGTTCCAGGGCCAACAGGATCTAGCGGAGCCACAGGTGCCACAGGTGCCACCGGTTCAACAGGACCTACGGGGCCTGCAAGCACTACAATTCTTGATATTGACGGTGGTGCTCCAAACTCTATTTATGGCGGAACAATTACGATTGACGCTGGAGGAATTATTTAATGACAGTAAAAATTCAACTTCGAAGAGGGTTGGCTGCAAACTGGACGTCTACTAATCCCACACTTGCTGAGGGAGAGCTAGGTTTAGAAACTGATACCGGAAAATTTAAAGTAGGTAACGGTGTAAATCAGTGGACTGGTCTGCCATACTCTTCCGGTGTAGCTGGTGCTACTGGAGCCACAGGAGCTACTGGAACTGCGGGAGCAACTGGACCAACAGGTTCAGCTGGACCTACAGGAGCTGCGGGAGCAACTGGTGCACAAGGTGTTGCTGGTGATGGCGGCGTTGGAGAACTTTTAAAAATGGATGCACTATTAAACTTAGGTATTTATTTTCCTAAGACTACTGCTGCGGCAGGCTCTGCATCTTCTACTACTACCACTATTATCTCACCGATTACGCTGATCTAGGAAGGAATCTAAGTGTCAAGAAATGTAATGTTTGAAGAGGATTATATATTTAATCCTGCTACAAAAACAATCGTCATAAAAAGAAACCTTCAGCCTCAACGCTTAATGTTGATAACCAACGTAACAAAAAATATTGTAATTTATAATTTTTCAGATCCAGCTTTAGGTTATGCAAACTGGTTAAGAGAACAAGATGGTGCGGATATTGAAACCCACATTGTTCTTAAGTACAACACCGCTTCCATGTCATCTACCGACAAGCTCCAAGTTATCATTGATGATTATGCCTCTGTTGTTGACGTAGAAGAGTCTTTACAAGATGCAGTAGGTAAGCTCCGTACATCCACCCCACAGTCCCTTATGGATACCGACTTTGAATACTCATTGCAGCCATCAAAGTGGGAATCACTTTTCTTAACATCAAACTACTCTACTTTCTTTGCAAAAGGTACGGGTGGTAACTCTTTTGAAGTAACATCTATTAACGCAAATGGTTTAGGGCCTAGATCTACAGTTATAGTTACTACTGCCCAACCGCATGCCCTAGTTGCCGGAAACATTGTTAGCGTACAGGACACACAAAGCGGTCTTGTTGAAGGTACGTTCCTAGTTGCATCAATTCTTAGTGGAACTCAGTTTACCTATGCTGCAAAGGGCGTTGTAAGTGGAGAACTTGTAAACATTGGAACTTCTTCAGTATATGGTGGAGACATTTTTGATAATGCCCACATTCCTGGCGGAATAAACACCTCAAACTCATTAGGTATTCCTGGAGGCACAAACAGCCTTAGACAATGGAACGCATCTTCGAATGGAAATGCCCCCTCTTCACAGGTAACTATTGTTTTTGAAAACCCACACGGCCTGTACCCAGGTACACAAGTAATTGTTTCTAATACTAATAGCTTTGACGGTACTTATCCAATTATTTCTGTTCCTACAACAAGAACAGCTATAATTGATCTTGGTAGAGTACAAACATCAGTTGTTGTTCCTAGTACATCTACAATTATGGCTAAAAACGATGGTTATATAGTTCATCGACCAGCAGATGGTGGAGTTCAACTTACTACCTACAATAACGTTCCTGGAGCGGTAACAATACGCCAAACAAGACGTTACTTCCGTTATCAGTCAGGTAAGGGTATTCAATACTCTACTGGATCTAAATTTACCCCTACATTTGATATCCAACGTTATGTTTTAAATTCTGGCAGCGTTGGGACACAGTACGCAACAATTACTACGCAGCAAGACCACTGCTTACAAGCTGGTGCTAAGGTATTTATTGAGGGAATGCAAGTAAGTCGCGCCTCTTCATATAATCCATTTAATGGTAACTTTGTTGTGTCTCAGATTGTAGACGCTAATACCCTAAGAATTAATCTTAATATTACAGCTACGGTCCCCGCAATAGATCTAAACCCTGCTGGTTTAGGGTTTCTTACTGTCTATGAGTGGGATGGCGGAGTAACTAGAACCGGAATGTTTGATGATCAAAATGGTTTCTTCTTTGAGTTTGACGGTCAGGGACTATCAGTAGTTCGCCGACACTCAGAAAAAGAACTTATGGGAAGAGTTTCAACTACAGCTAACTCAAACATAGTTACAGGAACAAACACTCAATTTAGAAAACAACTAATTGTTGGGCAAAATATTGTTATTCGTGGAGCATCCTACAGAGTTATTACTATTGCTAGTGACACTCAGCTATTTATTGCCCCAGCATATCGAGGCGCAAGCGCATCTAACGTTAGAGCTTTAATTACTCAAGAAAAGCGATTTAGACAATCTGAGTGGAATATGGATAAACTCGATGGCACTGGCCCTTCAGGTTTTGAAATTGACACTAAAAAAATGCAGATGGTTTACATTGACTACTCTTGGTACGGCGCAGGATTTATTCGTTACGGCGTTCGCGGTGTTTCTGGAGATATTGTTTACTTCCACCAGATCGCAAACAACAATAAAAACGTAGCGGCATATCAGCGTTCAGGTAACTTGCCTGCACGGTATGAAGTTGCAAATGATCCAATTAGATTTACTCGAGCTATTGCCGGAGCTTCTGGAGCTATAGGCTCCTCAATTGAGGCAAACCACACATCTATGTGGGTTGAGAACGCCGCTTACTGGCCAGCTTCAGGAAATATTTTAGTTCAAGACGCAACAAATGTTGAGATAATGTCTTATTCCAGCATTGGCGCATTTGACCCAGTAAAGAAGGGCTACCTTCTTAACGGGTTAACTCGACGTAAGACAGTAAACATTAACTTCCCTGATCAAAACTTTACCTATTCAGGCACTGTTTTGCCAGTAGTATTTACCCCAGACTCATCTATAAATGGCTCTGGAGGAGACGCTCAAGTATCTGTTCACCCCATTAACCAAACATGTGCTCCTATGCTATCTCACTGGGGTTCATCTGTAATTATGGATGGCCGTTTTGATAACGACCAGAACTACATTTTTACTGGTGGTATGACAAAGTACTTGGCTGTTCCAGCAGGAACTACACGTCCATTGCTAGCAATTCGACTAGCTCCTTCGGTAGATAACGGATTAGCCCGTAACTTTGGTGTTCGAGAACTTACAAACCGAATGCAGCTACAGCTACAGTCTATGGGTGTGCAGACTAACGGATCCTTCCGTCTTGACGGACTGCTAAATCCAGCATTTATATCTTACAATGCGCACACTGCTGTGCAGATGAATGCGGTTAGAGCTGGAAACGGTGTTGCTGGAAACCCCTTCGTTGTAATTACCGACGTAAGAGGAACTAACGGTGTTGTGCCGGGTATGACTGTTTCTGGAACCGGTATTGGAGCTTCAGGAACTAACACTGTTAGCTATACTGCGGGAGATCGCGTATATCTAACTACTGCCAACGCTGGAGCGGTTTCTGGAAACATAACCTTTACTCCAAGGGTTGCCTATACCGGTCTTCCAAATGACTGGACTAAGGACCTAATCTCTGGAGGATCTTTGGCACAGGTATTGTATTTTGATAATACAGGGCCTGGTGCTGGAGACGTACCTGCGTCAAACGTACCTTCCGGCCTTGTTTCGGGCGGTGACTCAGTTATTTCAGTCTTTACCGAAAACGGTTCCCCTACAGCGTTTAACGTAACTGCTGTAGACCTTAGAGCTATTAGAGAGCTTGGAAACTCAATTTTGGGTGGAAATGGAAATCCATTAACGCCTTCCTACCCAAATGGGCCAGATATCCTAGTTATTACTGCCACCAATATTGGTGCCGTAAGCTCCCAGATCTCAGCTCGTATCTCTTGGACGGAGGCTCAAGCATAATGCCGTCTTTTTATATAAACAAAGTTCTCAAGTATGCTACAATTCATAATACACCCCAGAAAGCAGGACTAGATGCCTAGTTATGACAGTTTATCAACTCAAATTGAGGCGGTAAAGGCGGAAATTACAACCAGCCTTGCAGCCAGCACATATACGGCGCAAGATTTAGTTTTTGTTTCTAAATCCCTAGAGACCTTAGGTACTCTGCTTGGGGTTAACGACATCGTTGCAGCAACTGCTGGACAGGTGACGTCAATTACTACCGCTGGTACAACACAGGTTACTGCTGTTAACACTGCGGGTACTACACAAGTTTCTGCGGTTAACACTGCGGGAAATAACAAGCTTGCCGCGATAACCGCGGAAGCTTCCGAACTATCAATCCTAAGTTATATGGGGGTCCTAGCCTAATGGCAACTACAGTAAATCGCTTTCGTGCTGGAACTGCTGGTACAACAGACGCTGGTACAACTCCAGTAACCAGCGGTAACACCGGAATTATCACAAACATCATCTTGTCTAATAAGACAGGATCAACACGTACAGTAACTATTACTGTGGGTGGCTTTTCTTTCTGCACAGGTCTTCAAGTTCCTGGAAATGGAACTGTAAATTTTGATACACGTACGGTAATACTTCCGACAGAGTCGCTAGTAGTTACCTCTGACGCAGCGGCGTCTGTAGATTTCTTAATCTCCGGCGTTATCGTTAGCAACTAAGGGACAGGTAATTATCAATGGCAATTTCATCCAGTAAAGAATTCATTGTATTTCCAAACGACAGCTCAGCTCGAGTTTCGGTCAATGAAGCCGTGTTTACCGCCAACGGTTCTTGGACTGCGCCAACTGGTATTACCAGCGCTCAGGTT